ATACTGAACAATCCTCACTCAAAAAAGCTGGGTAAAAACCAGCATCAGCCCACTAAGGCAGAGAAACAGGCCTGGTGGAGTCAGATCAAATTCTATCAGCGCCAGCGCGTATCGCAGGGGAAAAAGCCCGTCAGCGATGGTTGGTGTGCAAATACCTTTCGCGAACGGTTTGACGAGTGGCCTAACGGGTTGAGCGATTTCCCGATGGAGATCACGCCGACCGTCTCTAATTTCATCCGGCACAAATTGATTGCGTATGCGAAAGGGCAGGAGAAGGCCAAGCGCCTGCAGGAGGCATCAGGCACGGCAGCCCCACACTCAGTACAGCAAGCACAGAAAGCGATTAGCGATATCAAACAGCAGTTAGGAAAACGAGCATGAAGACGGCAGAAGCGGCAAAAGGTCAATGGGCAATGATTTTTGAGCACTTCGGGTTACCCCCCATTAATGCCAGAAATCATTTTAAAGGCGAATGCCCGGTATGTGGTGCGCGGGGAAAACTGCGTATTGATGATCGGGATGGCCGGGGAACATGGATCTGTACCTGCGGCAGCGGTGACGGAATGAAGCTTGTCACTCTGACACAAGGGAAGCCATTCAATGAAATTTGCAGGGAAATAGACCAGCTGATTGGTAACAACTTTACCCGCGAAGCGTTCCCGCGCACTTCAGATGCAGTAAGCGCGCGTGATCGGGTTCTGTCCAAATTTTCGAAACTGGTCAACCTGAAAGGAACTACCGGGGCGGATTATCTGCAGGCCAGGGGAATTTATCAGCTTCCACAAGAGGCGGTGAAGTTCAATGATAAACAACGCTACGGCGGTAAGGTTTACCAGTGTCTGTATTCACTCGCAACCGATGATAAAGGCGAGCTTTGCTATCTGCACAGAACCTTACTGGACGGTAACCGGAAAGCCCAACTAAGGGATTCTGCCGGAGCGAAGCGCCAGAAATCTCTTCAGGACGAAAGCTATCTGGATCATGCCCGTTCTGTTGCTATTCGCATGTTCCCGGTAGCGACGACCCTCGGAATTGCTGAGGGTATTGAAACAGCTCTTTCCTGCAAGCAGCTCTACAACGTTAACACCTGGGCCACCATGACCAGCGGATTTATGAAGAAATTCCGTGTTCCTGCAGGTGTGAAAAATTTGATTATATTCGCAGATCGAGACGTAAACAGCGCCACCGGATTGGCTGCGGCCACGGAATGCGCCCATGCCAACTTACTGGCAAAAAATGACCTGGAAAAAACTCAGCATCTACTACCCGGATAACGGGGATTTTAACGACATGCTCATGAACGGCGATCAGGTTCGTGAGGTGGTTTTCTTCAAGAAAAAGGCGGCTGCGTAATGCGTACTGATAACAACGAACATAAAGCACTATTCACCATCCCGACGGCAGCGCACAGCTCCGCCCTCGCAAACATCAAGCCTCTGCCCGAGCAACGGAGAATCACCGGGCATAAGCAGACGGATGCTTATCTTTGGGTGCTGGAGGTTATCCGCCTGAACGAACCCACGCATCTTGACGCAGCTGAAGCCGCGCTGGAGAAATTAAAATCTCCCCAAAAGAGGCCGAGGAACGCTATTCGCGTTATCTGCTGGCGAATGGTGGCGATCCTTTCCAGGTTGCTTTCGGTACCATCGGTATGGATAACCCGGCAAGGGCATCAAGAACGCCCGTGAGAGCATCAAAAAAGCAGCATCAGTCAGGGCCACGTTCGGCAACTATGAGGCAGCGTTCGAAGATGTGGAGGCCGAGCGAGTAATCAAATCTTCCGAGAAATTTATTGATGATTACGAATGGGGATGGACTCCGGAGGAACTCGAAGCCGGTCATATTGGTGGCGGCCGTATGTTTGAAATTGACGATCAGCGTCGTAAATATGTTGATGGATATCGTGAAGTTCTGCCAACGCCTAACACCCTTTCTGATGTCGTCCGTGAGTTCGTTTACTGGGACTGGCTCTACAGTGTACGCAATACGGCAGGCAAGGAACTCGGCTATGACTTTGGCTATTCAGAGCATCATAAATCAGTTTATGACCGTGAGTGCTACTTGGAAAAACTGCTCGCAACTATCAAACCCGTGACGCGATCTGAAGCCGTGGAGGTATGCCGCTGGTTTCTGGCAAGCGGAAAGGACGAATTTATGGAAGACAACGGCGCGGCGGTAATTCTTAACCTGGTAGGGAGTGTGAAGAATGAAACTGGAGGCATCACTAAAACATTTTAGCCCTCAGGGAATGCACATCAGCGACGACGTGAAAGGAACCTCTCCGGATCGTATCACCGGCACTGATGTTATGGCGGCCATTGGTACCACCAGCAGCCGAGCGCGGTTTGGTCTGGCTGCCTTCTTTGGTAAGACCGGGATCAGCAAAAGCGATGAGCAGTTGGCTGTACAGGCTCTGGCGCGTCATGCAATGGAATCAGCGCCCAGGAATGTACGTAAAGCAGCGGCAGGCGAGTTTGGCTGGTGCATGATGGTGCTCGCACAATTCGCCTTGCCGAATACTCCCGTTCTGCGGAAACCAGCGTGACGTGTCACAGCTGCAGCGGCAGCGGATTAACCTCTCAGTATGAGGATGTGATCAAATATCCTGGAGTCTTCAACTCTGACGGAATGGAAATCGTACCGCCGAAAATCAAGCACGAACTGGTCAAGCGCAAATGCGCGGCATGTAATGGTAAAGGTGAGCTGCTGGCCCGATGCCGTTGCGGTGGCAAAGGTGAGGTGCTCGACCGCAAAGCCACAAGCGAGCGCGGCGCGCCGGTGTTTAAAACCTGCGAGCGCTGCAGCGGAAATGGATTTTCTGGGGTACCGTCTACTGCAGCCTATAAAGCGATACTGAAGCGAGTCCCGGATCTGCACGTCAGAACGTGGACCCGTAACTGGAAACCGTTCCTGGAGGTGCTTGTCGACGTCTGTCACCGGGAAGAACAAAAAGCAGACTCTGCGTTTCAGGGCGCAACGAGCTTACGTGACGATGTGAACAAAATTTAGCATATTAGCGACTTTAAGCTTGATTTTGTCCGAACTTGTCGTGTATGCTTCAAATCGTAGGTTATTGCGCCTACACGAAAACAAACCCGCCTCCGAGCGGGTTTTTTTATGGCCGTAACAGGGAAGAGCATTGGGCTTATGGGCGTTCTGCGTCGAGGGCCACCCTTCGGGGGAAAGAGTGACGATAACCCGTCACAGTAGGCTCAGTGCTCTCCCCGTTACGGTTAATTGCAGTCCTTAGAGACAAGCCGAAGATAAGCATCGGCAACCGTAACCAATTACTCCCGAACCAGGTCAACACGAATGAATACATTCATCATTTGTGCATCCGGCCCGTCTCTCAATAAATCAGATTGCGAACTGATCTCCGGATCGGGGCTGCCGGTTATTGCTGTTAACTCCACCTGGCAAGCCGTGCCTGATTGTGAATACATTTACGCGGGTGATCTGCGCTGGTGGGATGCAAACATCGATGTTCTGCCGTCCTCAGCCTCTCGCTGGACCTGTAATTACCGGGCTCATAAACGCTATGGGCTAAATCTGTTTGATACAGATACCCGGTGGGCCTTCAACTCCGGGCAGCGCTCGATTCTGTTTGCTGCCAGCCTGGGGGCGAAAAACATCATCCTGTTAGGGTTTGACTGCTCCATTAATGGCGGTAGTCACTGGCATGGTGATCACGTCGGGCTGGATAATCCTACAGCAGAGAGTGTTACGCGATGGCGCGGGGAGTTTGCCAATACCGCCAGAGCGCTGGCCGGTAAGGTGAATATCATCAACAGTAGCCGCCAGACAGCGCTTAAGTGCTTCCGGCGTCTCAGCCTCAATGAGGCTTTACGCGAGGTAGCATGATAAACGTTCCTCTATTCATTGAAGGCATGCTGGGCATGGGTGACAACATCTACCAGCGCGCTTTCGTTAAGCAGTTGCCCGCCGGTACTTTTATCCGGACCGCCTGGCCCGAACTGTATGAAGATTTGCCCGTTCTGCCCGTTCGCAGTTTTACAACGCTCCGCACGCAGCGCAAAAACGAGTACCGGACGCAGGCCGCTTTTCACCTGCCGCCAGATATGCGCCAGACAAAACGGATTTTCTACGGTCCGGATCATCTACGGCGCGGTTCAATATTTGACGCGATGCGCCAGCAGTTTGGCACCGATCCGTCAGAACTCGACTTGCCCTCTTACGGACCCGCTGAATTTACGTCTGAAAAGCCGATCGCGGTAATTCGTCCGGCAACTGTTCGCAGCGAATGGCGCAGTGACTCCCGTAATCCTGATCCGGATTACCTGCTGCAGGCATCCCGGCTACTGAGAAAGCATTTCTGCGTAATCAGCGTGGCTGACCTGCAGGAAGGGGAGGAGTGGGCCGTCGGTGAACTTCCCGAAGCAGATCTGCGCATGCACTCCGGCCAGCTCAACTTCAAATCGCTGATGCGCCTGATTGAGCATGCCGCCGTGGTGGTTACGCCGGTGGGCTGGGCGCTTCCTGCTGCTATTGCCTATAAAACGCCGGTGTACGTTGTCGCTGGTGGGCGAGGTGGTCACAACGCACCGGAAATCGTAACCGATCCGGCGATGGACCTCTCCCGGGTTGGCTGGGCAATTCCCGACAATTACTGCCGCTGTGAAGCATGGGATCACCACTGCGACAAGCGGATTTCAAATTTCTCCGATAAATTCGAGGCCTGGCTCCATGAAGTCGTTTTATCAGGAACTGGAAAGCGGGCTGGTATTTCTACCGGAGCTGGGGATCGGACGTTACCCCGTTCCAGCATCACGCCCGTATGACGAGCAGTATTTCGCAAAGTATCAGCAACTGGCTGACACCGAAACGGGCAGAGCCTTAACGCAATCCCGTATTGAGCTGGTGGAGCGCCATTTTCACGGCCCTGTTCTCGACGTTGGTATCGGTGCCGGTCAGTTCGTCGCTACCCGACCGGGAACGCTTGGGTATGACGTTAATCCGGCCGGTATTGCCTGGCTGAACGAGCGGGGCGCATTCGCAGATCTCTACGCCAATAAGTGGCGAGCAC